CTAAAGCGCTTCAAGGGTTAATGGTTCAGGCAATACCTGGTCATCTTAACCTTGACCAGAGTAATTTCAACGAAGAAAGAGCGATATTTGCTGTAAATATGGCTGACGCTTTACTAAAAGCACTAAACAAATAAAACTATAATAACATGAACAAAGAATTTAAAGGAACGAAAGTAATGAAAGCGGTTTACAATTTTTCAACTGGTAAAACTGCATGGATTGATATAGTAGACGAAAACAAAACTAACATAGCTCAGGTAAACGGGGCTCACTATGGAGTACCAAATAGGGTAATGGGTAGAAACGCGAAACTATTTACAGCAGCACCAAAGTTGTTAGACGCTTGCATTAAAGCAGAGAAACACCACCAAGGAGGTCATTCAGAAATAGGAATACAATTAAGAGAAGCAATTAACAAAGCATTAAACTAAAGACTATGGAGAAACTAGAATTAAAATATTTAGCACCTTATTTGCCTTATGGGTTGATGAATCAAAGATCATTTCATACGCCTCAAAAAATTGATGGTATAGTAGGTAATAAAGTTTACTTTGGAGATACAGTATTGTTTATGAATCAGATAGAACCAATACTAAGACCTTTATCAGACCTTACTAAAGAGATTGACCCAAGAAGTAGAAATTATTTTTCTTATTCAACTGAAGGATTAATGTTTAAAGGTAAAAACGAATGTTATACAAGACTATCAGATATAGAGTTTCTTTTTGAAAATCACTTTGACGTTTTCGGACTAATAGAAAAGGGTCTAGCAATAGACATAAACACTTTAAACAAATAACTATGTCATTAAAAGCAACAGAATTAAGAATTGGTAATTTAGTAGTAGAGAACGAACACGCTTGCAACTCTGTAGTTGATAGGGTTAAGTTCATTAGTGGTATTGGTGGTGATGTATCTTTCAAAGATGGTAGTACTCAAAATTACATAGCTATATCACCAATACCATTAACTGAAGATTGGCTGTTGAAGTTTAGGTTTGATAAGGCTTTAAACGGTTGGTGGGATGAATCAGAGAACTTTAGTGTATCTAATAATCTACTTGCTTTTAGATTGGGTGTTGATTTTTTAACAGAATTGAAACACGTTCACCAACTACAAAACCTATACTACGCATTAACAAATAAAGAACTAACAATTAAACAATAAGTAAAGATGAGATATTTAGCAAAAGTAAAAAAGAACAGGGACGGTGCAAAACTTACACTTTATTTAATAATTTGGTTTATACATATACCTATAGGTGGTTATGGTAGGTATATAGGCGAACGTGTTTGGTTTATGATAGAAGAAGACTTGGTGAAATGGAGAAAATATTACGGGGATAAACTTACTATTATAGACAATAGAGAATTAAACATAAAAGGAATAGAAGCTATTAAATACAATAAGTTTAAAAGAACATTTATAATAGCAGCCATAATAATAGTTACATTTGTATTAATGGCTAAGTAAAACTCACCACACGGTGCAACAAGTAGACAAAGTAAAGACTAAGTAACTGTAAATTAAAAGAATAAAATTATGGAAAAACCAAACATAAAAGACTATCAATACTCTAACGGTGAAATGAGGGATTTAGTAGAATATACTGAAAGACTAGAAGAGCATGTTAAATACTTAGAATCGTTGCGCTCTAATTATGAAGTTAGAAAGTCGTCTAATGGGGATTTATGTATAATGACAAGAAAGTACAATACCAGAATAGCAACTTTTGTAAAGGGATCGGGTAAAGATGCTGATAATATAAATAAACTACTTTAAACATACTAACACGGAACAAATAACCTACTACATAGGAGTAAACACAATAGGACAACCAATGTACATAACACGCTTTATAACCAGGTACAAAGCAAAAGGCGGTACTAATAAACTAGATGTAACGTGTAGTAAAGAATATACATAATGAAAATGACTGATTTTGAAAAAGAATTGAAACCAATAGAGGATTGGATAGAAGAAAAGTTAAAAGGTAGGTTGCCTTATAGTAGAGATTTAGATGTCTTTTTCTGTGCTGCACTTATTAAACAATACCAATCAGAGCAATTAAATATACCAGTTGTTGCCAAACAGCGTGAACTGTTAAATTTTTTCGCTAAAGACTGGAACGAAAACCAAACAACAGGAGAAACAGTTATAAATAGTGATGACATAATTAAGTGCATTAAAAACTTTAATTGTGTCTAACTACATAATAAAAAGAATATACAGAGTAATAACAAAATAAAAACATTATGAATACATGGATATTATATTGGGTAGATGGAAATTCTGAAACAATAAAAGGGGACAAATTCTATAAAACATTTTTAGAGAAGTATAAGGTTTCAGATATATCTAAATTACACGATTACGAATGGTTAAGCGGTCTTCCTAGATACAAATCACCACCACCTCCACCGCCCCCAAAATCAAGAACGATAATTAACAAAGAGTAAAACAAAAAACTAATAAGATGACAATACTTGAAATAATATTGATTTGGGTTGTATTTCTGATATCGTTGGCACTTCTTATAGTGGTGACACTTTCTAAAGAAACAAGCGGACTACCTAAATACAAATCACCACCAAAACCACCAAAGAAAGAATAAATGTACACAACAACACACAAAGCAATATGAAAGCAAAATACTACAGATACGGTTTATACATAGTTCTAGGAATATGTTTATCATACCTATCAATTATATACGGATTTGGATTAGACTACTACACAGGTTTAATCACAGGGGTATTACTAATAGCGATCAATCTATATAAGATAAGGTTTAAGTAAAAACACTTAATTATTAATTTTGTATATTGCAGTACTGAAATTAAACTAATGGATTACGAAAAAATTATAACAGATATATGTAAGCTGCTTTCACAAGGGGAATCTTTGAGGGCGGTTTTTAGGGATAACGACATAGGGGTAAAGCGAACAAAGTTTTACGAGTTGTTAGAAGAGAACGAAGCGTTCGCAAACCAATACGCATGTGCGTGCGAGGATAGATCGGACTACATGTTTGAGGAAATACTAGAGATAGCAGACGAAAACAATGCAGATGTTTATATAGAAGAAGGCGTTACCAAGATAGACGGTAACACCGTGCAGAGGTCTAAGCTAAAGATAGACGCTCGTAAATGGATGCTTGGTAAGATGAACCCTAAAAAGTACGGTGACAAATTAACACAAGTTCATGAGGGTGGTGACAATCCTATATCTATAATTAACTTAGGAAGCGGACAAAAACCTGAATAGTTGCAACTACTACCAAAGCAAGAGAACGCAGTATATTATTTAAAAGACAACACAACTAAAGAAATTCTTTACGGTGGTGCAGCTGGTGGCGGTAAATCCGTTATCGGCTGTCTTTGGTTAATAGAAGTATGTCAGAAGTACCCTAAATCACGTTGGTTAATGGGTAGGTCTAAGCTAAAGGCATTAAAAGAAACTACTTTAAATACATTCTTTGAGCAATGTGCAAATCTAGGCATATCAGACCAATTCAATTACAACGCTAAAGACAACGTTATTAAATGGAACAACGGTAGCGAGATATTACTAAAAGATTTATTCTTATATCCAGCTGACCCGAATTTCGATAGTTTAGGCTCTCTGGAGATATGCGGGGCGTTTATAGATGAATGTAACCAGGTGGTTCTTAAAGCGTGGCAAATTGTATTATCTAGGTGTAGGTTTAAGCTAAATGAGTTCGGTATTATTCCTAAAGTATTAGGTAGTTGTAATCCATCAAAGAATTGGACTTATAAGCTGTTTTATAAGAAAGCGAGAGATAAATCATTAGAGCCATATAGAAAGTTTATACAAGCATTACCAACAGATAACCCACACTTACCGCAATCATACTTAGATACATTACTCAGCTTAGACAAGAACAGTAGAGAGCGTTTGTATTATGGCAATTGGGAATATGATGACGATCCAAGCGCATTAATAGATATAGACTCTATTAGTGACTACTTTAACCCTACACATATAAAAGGCAACGGAACTATGTACATGACTATTGATGTAGCCCGTAAAGGAAAGGACAAGAACATTATGCGTGTTTGGGATGGTTGGCTGTGTATCTACAGAGAAGAGATATTAAAGAGTGATTTAACATTCGTAGTCAATAGAGCCAAGGCGTTACAAGCCAAGTATAAAATATCTACTTCTAACGTTATAGCTGATGAGGACGGTGTTGGTGGTGGTGTTGTTGACTTCTTACATTGTAAGGGGTTTGTTAACGGCTCTAAAGCGATAGTAGTAAAAGGCAAAGAGAATACAGCTAACTTTAATAACCTTAAGTCTCAATGTGGGTATTACATGGCTGAAATGATAGTTAAAAAGAAAGTAGGTGAAAGGGTGCAAGATGCTAACGTTATAGACTGGACGTCTGAGGAAATGGAACAGGTAAAGCAAAAGGATATAGACAAGGATGGTAAAATAGCTTTAGTGTCTAAAGATGTGGTAAAAAACAATATCGGAAGGTCTCCAGATGAATGGGATTCTATTATGATGAGATACTACTTTGAGCTAGAACCTAAAATGTTTTTCTTTTAATACGATTAATTTTCGTACTTTTATCAAATTATATATAAAAATATGGCACATAGTTTAATTCGCAGAATTGCAGACGCTTTTAAAGGGAGTGTGACGCTGTCTGTAGGAGCTAATAAATACAACCAAGCATTTTATAAGCTCATAGGCGGTGGATTCACTAGATATGACAACCAAGCAAAAACCTATGTAGAGCAAGGATATAACATAAATCCGATAGTCTTTTCTATAGTTAATCAAATGGCTGTTAAAACGGCATCAATACCGTTCTTTGTTAAGAAGATACAAGACAAAGGAGCTAGAAAGGAACTACAGAGATTAATGTACGCTACTAAGTACGATCTAACACCACAACAACACGTTAAAAAGGTATTACTAGAGAGTAAGGCGTTCGATCAAGATTCGTTTGACTTCCCTTTAGAGAGTCCTAATGTATTACAGACATGGACTGAGTTCTTGTTATTGTATAAAACATTGCTTAAGTTAAACGGTAATGTTTACATATACATGTTATCTCCCTTGGATGGGGTTAATGCGGGCAAGCCTCAGCAAATATACTTGTTACCTAGTCATCAAATAGAAATAGTACTAAAGACTAACGCAGATATGCAAGGCGCTGAAAGTCCTATTTCTCATTATATGTTAATTGAGGGTAGTGTAGGCGTAAAGTTTGAAGCTAGTCAAGTTATACATATCAAATATGCAAACCCAAACTTTAGCGAGGACGGAGAACATTTATACGGTCAAGCACCATTAAGAGCAGCGTTAAAGAACATTGAAAGCTCTAACGATTCGTTAAACCTAAATATCAACACCATGAAGAGTGGTGGTACTTTTGGTTTTATACATGGTAAAGGCGCACCGTTAACAGAAGAACAAGCAAGAGGCGTAAAGGATAGATTAAAGAGCATGCATAATAGTTCTGATGCATTAAGTAGAATACAGGGTGCAAGTGGAGAACTAGGATTTACTAAGATTGGATTAACAATGGAGGAGCTACAGAGTTTCGAGCTACTTAACTTCGATCAAAAGCAGATATGTAATGTATTAGTGTGGGATGATAAGCTATTGAATAATGACGACGGGGCAAAGTATGATAATATTAACATAGTTAGAAAGGGTGTTATAGTTGACAATATTATACCAGATTTAAAGCTATTATCTGATGCGTTCAATAAACAACTATTACCTAAATACAAAGGGTTTGATAATGCGGAAGTTGTCTTCGATGTTATGGACTTACCAGAAATGCAACAAGATATTAAAACGCTAGTAGAATGGTTAAAACCTTCTTTAGACTCTGGAGTAATAACACGAAACGAATATCGTTTGGCAATTAGATACTCTAGTTCGACAGATACAGACATGGACGTTCATACAGTAAGCACAGATATAATGAGCTTAAAGGACGCTTTAGCTAATGACTTCAATATTACATCATCTGAATAATAAATACTAAAATTAAACTACATGAATAATACTACACCAAAAGGAGTTTATGAAGCTTATACTGTAACAGTAGAGGGAGGGGCTCAGTACTTAAACTTAAACGGAGTCCAATTGCCTTTTCAAATAGAAACAGTAGTAACTCAAAGCGCTGAAGATGATGGCTTCCATGAAGGCATTTGTTTTGTTACAGTCAAGGTTGCTGCTAAGTTAATAGACACTAAGAAGAGTACTGTATTCGAAATAGCAGGCACTAAATTAGTGGGTATTTTAGAGAGAAACAAAACTAACGGCAAAAAGTAATTGGCATCTATAGTATCATATCGTAAACAATGGGAGCGACTACATAAGAAATACGAGAGGCAAGCCCTTAAAGTATATCTAAAGACGTTTAAACAATGGGGTAATAATATACCATTTTCTTTGTTGACAGAAGACAACTTTAGTGTGTTGATTGATAACGCTACTAATATCGAGGCTATGAATACAGCTTACTTCGATGTTTATTTCGCTATTGGATCAGACTACGGCAAGAGAGTTGGCAAAGATATTAACAGGCAATTGAAAGCATTTACTATAAGTGAGTTTATTAGCGTATTCCAAAGGGACTTATTAACATGGTTGTTTAGGAATGGAGCAAGTAGAATAGTAACAGTAAGACAAACGTATCTAGAATACATTAAACAGCTTATCGGTATAGGTATCGCAGACGGCAAGAGCATGAGCGAGATATCTACAGACCTAGAGAGATTCGTAAACCGTAGAGACTTTTACAGATGGCAAGCTATGAGAATAGCACGAACAGAAACCACAACAGCAGCAAACTACTCAGCAACAGTATCCAGTAAGGTCAGCGGGTTTGAGAATGAAAAGGTATGGATTAGTACGCTGGACTCAAGAACAAGACGCCCGCCATTATCACACTTTAACCATCATTCAATGAATCAGGTAAAGGTTGGAGTTGATGAAGCGTTTAATGTATCGGGTCAAAAGATGATGTTCCCAGGTGATCCAAAAGGAAGCGCAGGGAATGTAATCAACTGTAGATGTACCGTTGCAATAATACCTAAAAGAGATTCAAGGGGTAATTTGATACCTGTTTAGCTTTTATTTATTTCTGTAGTAACTTTATCCCAGTAACCAATTAGTTCTTTGTGGAACTTCTCGTGTTGCTCTTCTTTTATTAAATCCGTTACAACACATACGCACATTAATGCAGATGGTTTTAATTTAAACTTATCTATTAATTCCTGAGCTTTTTCTTTAGGTGTCATTATCTTATTTAGTTTTATTTAGTTCTTCTGATATGTTAATGTATATTTTTTCCTTTTCTTCTTTATAGTGGTTTAGTAAAAAAGACATTAAAGGTTCTCTTAATGGCTCCCATATTTGCAATTCATGCTTTTCACCTGAACCATTATAAATAGATAAAGACGCTCCAGATAGTACGTCAAGTTTTTTAACTACTTCAATATCTCTATCCGCATTACTTAATTGATTAGCAAAGAATTTAATACTTTTTGATCTGTCGTCTTCCATTGTTTTAGTTTTAGACTACAAATATACATAAATATATTTATATATAAAAACCTCTTTTCCTTGTTTTATTGAAATAATTTACGTATAAGAAATATTTTACCTATCTTTGGAAACATGAACGAAACAAAATACTATAAACAAGTTTCATACGGTCTAAAAGACTTTGACGAAAAGAAGGGTGTTGTTGTTGCTTATGCTAACGCTTACGACTTCAAAGATTCAGACGATGACATTAGTGCGAAAGGCTCTTTTGTTAAGACTGTTCAAGAGAACAAGAAAAGAATCAGAGTATTAAAAGACCACAATCCAACTATAACACTAGGAGTTCCTTTAGATTTAGATGCTAAAGATAGTTATGGCTTATTAACCACTACACAGTTTAACCTACAGAAAGAAGTTAGTAGAGATATGTTTACGGACATTCAACTGATGCATGAGAACGGTTTAAACGCTGAGTTATCAATTGGTTATAGGGTTGTATCAAGAGACAACGCAAACAAATCTATTATAACAGAATATAAGTTAATGGAGTATTCTTTTTTATCTTCTTGGGCTGCTAACGAACTTAGTATTGTACAAGACATTAAGAGTATTAAATCAACTTACGGAATATTAGAATTAATAGAAAAGTCTTATAATCTGGATTACTCAGATACAAGACTTAAGCAAATAGAAACATTATTAAAGTCACTCACAGACAAAGAGCCGATATTAGATATCACTCTTAAAGACGAGCCGGCAAACGATGCGATTAAACAATTTATATTACACATTAAACAAAATGGATATTAAAGAACAATTAGAGGTGTTGACTTCTGAAATTAAGAGTCAAACGACAGAACAAAGAGAATTAGCTATTAAGGCGTTCGAAGTAAAGAATAAAGAATTTATGACCGCTGAGATTAAAACGGCTGTTGATGCTGTAAAGGCAGAAAATAAAGAAGTAACCGAGGGGATGCAAAAGCATTTAGATACTTTAGACCTTAAGTTACAAAATAAGGATAAACAAAACGCTATTCAAGGTGACAGTATTAAAGCTGCTATTAAAGAGAACTTTAAGACTATTGAAACAGTAGCAAAAGGACATTCAATTGACGTAAAAGCGGTTGGAGATATGACATTGCCTGTTAATTTAACAGGAGATCAGCCAAGAGATTACAACTTCGATGTTGTTATGACTCCTGGACAATTGGTAAACTTCTCGGACTTAACTGGTAGTGTATCAATTAGCGGTGGTACTTATACCTTCCCTCGTGAGACAGGAACAGAAGGAAGTATATCAGCACAAACAGAGGGAGCATCTAAAAGTCAAATCGATTACGATTTAACTATGGTAGATGTTAATACTGATTTCATTGCTGGTTTTAGTAGATATTCTCGTAAAATGAGAAATAACTTACCATTCCTTGAATCATTTGTACCTAAAGCGTTAAGACGTGATTATATGATTGCTGAAAATGCTTCATTCAACACGGTATTGGCTGCTGCTGCAACTGCATCAACTCAGATCATTACAGGTAAGAATAAGATTGAAATGTTAATCAATGAGATTGCAACTTTAGAAGATGCTAACTTTCCAACTACTTCAGTAGTGTTAAGACCTAGTGACTTTTGGGATATCTTAAAGACTGAAAAGTCTACAGGTGCAGGATATGGATTGCCTGGAGTTGTTACCTTTGATGGTGGACAATTAAGAATCAACGGTATTCCTTTATTTAGAGCGACATGGGTAGCTGCTAACAAGTATTATGTTGGTGACTGGTCAAGAATTAACAAAGTAATAACAGAAGGGTTGTCTCTTAACTTCTCGGAAGAAGAAGGAACTAACTTTGTTAAGAATATGATTACGGCAAGAATCGAAAGCCAAGTAGCTTTAGCAGTTGAACAACCAGCGGCGATTGTTATTGGAGACTTTACAGCAATTTAATGGCTAAGGTTACTCTACCGTTTTACTGTATACAGACTAACAAGTCATACAAGAAAGGCGACGATTACGAAGGTAATAGAAAAGACTTAGGTGGTTTCTTAGAGAAGCCTAAAAAGTCAAAGAGTAAGTAGATTTAAACAATAGTTTAATTTGTAAAAGCCCTTTCTCCTTTATGGGGTCTGGGCTTTTATTTTACACCATAGATATGATTAAAGTATTAATAGACTTTCAGAAGCAAAGCGAAGGATTAAAGCAATATAAAAAGGGTCAAGAGGCTTCTTTTAGTAAGGTAGACGAAAAGTATCTAATTGCTAACAGTTATGCTGAGAAGGTGAAAGAGAATAAGAAATTAAAGGTTAACTTAGAGATTAAATAAATGGCATACATAAACGTTATAACATTAGCACAAGCTAAAGAGTATTTACGAGTTGATGACGACTTAACAGAAGATGACGCGGCAATTACTATAATGATTAATTCTGCTTTGTCTTATATAGAGAAGAAAACAAGGGTTTTTGTATTTGCTAGAGATATAGATTATAGATTTATTAACGGATGTATAAGTGTTTATGATGCGCCAATCAATAGCGAGGTTTTGCCTATTGCTGCAGACATGGAAATAGAAATACTTACACTATATAGTAATTATCAGTTTGAGTCTGGTAATACGGTTCTTACGTTAAACGTAGGGCATGTTTTACCCGCTGATGTACCAGATGAAGTAAGAACAGTAGCGTTAAAGATAATCGACCTATTGTACTACGAAAAAGATACAGGTAAATCGTTTCCTGATGATATGGATTCTATCACTAGATTAATGCTAGGGCAACTAAAACGATTTGTAATATAGTGAGAGCAAGAAAGATAACAAAGCGAATAGAGGTTTGGCAAACTATTGAAATAGCTGACGGCTTCGGAGGTGAAAAGGTTTACACACAACAAATAACTACCACATGGGCTGAGGTTAAAACACTTAACAATAAGTTTAATGTAAGGTTAACAGACTTTGGTATCTCTGAAACTCAAACGGCAATATCTGTAAAGGTTAGATTACGATCTGATTTCACATATAATAGTATAAATCAGTTTATAGTATATAGAGGTGAAACGTACACTATTAACACATTCCCAACTAACACAAATTACGATAATTCATACATTGAATTTATAGCAGTTAAAGAAGCTGTTAAGAGCGTGCCAATACTAACGCCAATAGGAGCGGAATTAATAGCGGCAGGATATAAGGCTACAGTAGAAGCGTTAGGCGGTGTATTATCGAGTGAAGCATGTACGTTAGCTTTTGTTAATAAGTTATTAAAAGACAATGAACCAGTATTAACAGGAATACCATTAATAGTAAAAACATATAAAGACTTTGTATTAACTAATGGCGGCACGTTATCAAGTGAGGCGTGTACAACATTATTTGTAGCTAGGCTTAACACATGAAAATAGTTGTTAAGGGATTAGATAAGGCAATAAAAGAATTAAAGGGCTTTGGTGAACAAGGGGTTAAAATGATTTCAAATGTAACACAAGCCAACGCAAACGAGATATCAGCAAACGCAAAGACATTAGCACCATCTAACAACGGTAAATTAAGACAAAGCATACATACAGTACAGATAAACGAATTAAACTATAAAATAGTAGTAGGAGCGTCTTACGGGGCATATGTAGAGTTTGGTACAGGTGTGAAGGTTCAAGTACCAGCAGAAATGAAAGACATTGCGGCACAGTTTAAAGGTGGCGGCGGTGGAAGTTTCGAGCAGGGTTTAAAATCAATAGAAGACTGGTGCAGAAGTAAGGGCATAGATGTTAAATTAGCGTATGTTATTTTTGTATCTTTATTGAATAAGGGAATGGATGCACAACCGTTTTTATACCCAGCATTTGTAAAAGGGCGCAAACAATACGTGCAAGATTTAGAGAAAGGATTAGAGGCATTAATTAAAAAACAGAAGTAATGAGCAAGAAAATTGAGGTAATAGGAAGCTTCTTAATAGTTACAGATACAGTAAGCGGTATTATAGATAGTCCGCAACCCATACCGTCTAAGGAGATGACGTGGAATGAGGAAGAGTTACAAGGCGGTAGGGTTGTATTTGAAACCACTAGATTTCTAAGCGAAAGTACAGAATTTGAATTATACCCGCCGTTTGCTTTATCGGAAGCGGTAAACGGTTCGCTAGTTGCTTTCACAGAGTCAACATTTAGAGACTTTTGCACGGCTAATTTAGGGGGTAGCGGTTCAGCGGGCGCAGCATCAATTTACGGAATAGAAGTAGCAGCTGGAAACATACCAGGCAGTTCAACGGTTCAATTAGTAGGTAGAAACCCAGCAGTAGGAAACCAGTTCGAAGATATTTGGGATGCAGGTGTATTATCTACTTTAGATTATGACGCGCAAACAGTTAATTTCACACCTGGTTTATTATTAACGGGTGGAACTTCTGGAGCAACAGCAATAATCGTAGCTGATAAAGATGATGGCGCAACAGGAACATTAACAATAAGAAAGATAAACGGTATATTTCAAAACGATGAAACTATAACGGATAGTTCAACAGGTAGCGCAACATCTAACGGGGTAGTTAGTTCTATAATGGCGCTAATTTATCCGACAGCTGGCGAGACTTGGGAAGTTATATGTGAAAGCGCTAATGATACATCTGCGGGAACAGGAGCGAGAACAGTATTAGTAACTTACTTAGATTCATCTTTTGTAACGCAAACAGAAACAATAACATTAAACGGACAAACAGCAGTCACATTTGTAGCCACTAATGCTTATAGATTTGTTAGTGCTGCGGTTGCAAGTTGGGGGTCTAATATTGATAACCTTTACGGCAAATCAAATAGGGGTACTATTATAGTAAGAGACTCAACAAGTGAAAATGTAAGAGGTGTAATTACCTTTGATGATTCAGTAACAGGAGACGAACACGGTTTAAACAACTCACAAGATATACACTATACAGTACCAGCGGGTAAAACTGCTTTTCCTGTATTAGTATTAACTAATGTAACTAAAAACCACGATGTTACAGCGAGGGCATTGTTTAGACTTGATGGTGTGGATGGGTTCTCGACACTTGCTGAAATGGGGAACTATCAAAATTCATTTATATTGGATTTATCAGGAGCGCCCGCACCAGTACCAGAAAAGACAGATTTAAAATTTATAGCACGTTCTAACAATACGTCAGTAAGTGTGGTAGTAGAATTATTCATAATTGAAATAGACAACTAAGATGGCAAGGACAGTAGGACAAAACATAAACACAAACGATTCGGCGGAGCTTAGTGATGCTATAGCTCTAAACGCTTCGACTTCAACAACAATACAAGCACCCTCAGAAACTAGAATTTTCTGGTCGGTGTCTAATCCTGAGAGTTTCGCAATATGGGTTAAGTTTCAGGCGGCTTCGATTGATAATGATAAAAAAGGAATTTATATTTCTGGTAATGGCTATTGGGAAATGCCCCCAGGCGATAAGTACACGGGGGAGATTTCAGCGATAGCAGACACAGACACGCCAGAGGTTAATACAACACAATATTAATTATGAGAGATTCAGGACAAACAGGTAGTACGGGAGCGGCACAAGATGTAAAGTTATTGGCGCAATTACAACCTAATACAACAGCACAAACATTATACACGCCCCCAGCGGGAAAGAAAGCTATTTTAACTCATTTATGGATAGCTGTATATGATAATGACGTTAAAGTAAACTTAAACCACGATGTGGGTGGAAGTACTTGGGATAAGTCAAACGCATGGATGGA